ACTGATGACTGAAGAAGCATGTGATCATAAAAAGGTTTCAAGGGGGACCAAGTGTTTTAGCGCTCAATCTGCGACTGGTTATCCCGGTAGTTATCCTGTTGGCTTTCTTGAATGGCTTCAAGAAATGGGTTGGTGGGGAGATAAACGAATCCATTTATGTGCCGGCGGTGTTGGAAGGATTGACCCCGACTCCGTTCGTGTTGATATTCAAGAAGAAGTCGAGCCGAGCTTGCATGGACTGAATCGGGGTGAAGGGGGAGCATGCAGTAAAAATTTGAAAGCAACTCCAACGATTATTGCTGATGCTAGAGATACAGGTTTGGATCCTGAGTCTTACAATTGGGTTGGCATTGACCCCCCATATAGTAAAGAATTAGCAGAGAAATTATACGGGACTGGAAATGTCTATTCAGGGATTCAAGTTTTTGCTCAAGAAGGTTGGCGATTATTAGAGCCAGGTGGGTTACTTGTCACTTTCTCTTATGCAATTAGTGACCGTCCTAGTCATGATGCGGATCTAATTGCATGTTGGGGAATTTATCAAATTCCCAATGTTAGAAATATGACTTGTCTTAATGTCTGGAGAAAAAGAGGATTAGCTAAGCCTCAAGGTTTGATGAGGTGGACTGAATGAGCGAGGTCGGGCCTACTGGCAGGTTGCACAGAACTGCGGGGACTCTTGACCGGGTCTCAGGTGCAACCCATTCATTCAGATTGAGACCGAATGCTTCCAAGTTAGTTAATGCGATCACCAACCCCAGGAAATTCGGCGGGAAATCTGCCAAGGTCTCTGAGGCGATTGAATGGTATTTTGGTCCTCGAGGAGATAACCCAAGTTACGAAGAGTTGCTTACTAACCTAGCTGCCCTTCAGACGGTCATTACTAAGCAAGGCACAGAGTTAGAGGAATTGCGACAATTCACCGGAACCGGCCAAATAGCCCAAAATGAAGGCCAAGAAAATAGGCAAAGTGAGCCTCAAAGCAGGGGTATTTGGGTCAAATTGCGACATTTCTTATCATCTCCTAAATAAGAATCCAAGCAACGGTCCAATTCCGGGTAATCCCGATAACATTTGTTGTTCAATCATCGTTATTTGTTCAGCGGCTTGTTCATTTTCTTCAATTATCTGCTTTCTACGCATACCATACCAGAGTGCAAGATTTTGAAATAATTCAGTTGGCCCCCCAGTAATAGCAGCAAAAAGAACAGGGTCGGCCTTCTCCATGTCTTTATCTGGTGCGAAAATAGAGTATAGTAGTGGAATGGCCAGTAGCATGAAACTTGCATCGGACAACGCCGTAATGATAGGATTCGCGATTTTGTTAACACTGTATGCAGTTCCTACGGTTTCGAGCATTTCCCGTTCTTTATCTTGTAATGAAATCCTGTATTCAATGACCTTCTCAGGCTTGCGCTTCGTCATCTAATCACTCTGGGATTTCAGGCCAATTGTCAATCGCATCGTTTGCATGCTCGTGGACTTGGGGGAGGTCTCTCAATGCTTGACGGTAGTCTTTCTTCGATTGGCTCATTGTGAGGTCTTTGACCGCCCACCAATCGGTTTCCTTTAATGCGTCATTTCTTAGTTTGCGAACTTCGGGCCATTCGTATTCGATATGATACTCATCGATAATATCGGAACCAGAATAGACAGTAACTTTTCTGCTCACCATGCTACATTCAACCCCAATCTTCCAACTGTACCCAGAACGATATCACTAGTGTCAACGGTGCTTGGCAGAACAGTCTCACCAAACAAACGAACTGCTATGTTCTTTGTCGGGCTATTGGCACGCCCTAGAATACCCGGATTGTTATCAGGATCTAATCCTGCAACCTGCGGTAAGTTCGAGGTGGTGTGACTTTCTGCATACCAATACTGCTTGCCCTTCTCCAGTGTGATAGTGGCGGAGAATGATGTTTGGGTCTTTGTTCCTGTTGTTGTGCAATCAAATGAACCATATCCGATCAGAGTTGTTGGTATTCCGTTTGATTCGTTGTAGATCCCCACTCTCGTCTCCCCATCAGCAGACGCTACCGTACACTCCACTGACATCGATGCCAGGGCTCCATCTTCGGCAGCGATGAATGGCCACATGTGTACTTGTTGGAAGTCTAATGTTCGATTAGATACCTTAGCGTTCCCCCATGGTGCGGAACTACCTAGGTTCTGCGTATAAGGTCCATAGGGTGCGCCCTTGTAATCCCCAGTAGGCATCAATACAGCATTGAAGTCTGAACCCCCTCCAGTAAGTAGGCCATTCCATTCACCCTTAACACTGAGGCGAGCTAGGTTAACCAATACTAGTCTGCGAAGTTCATCCTCAGACATTTCTTCTATCGATATCGGTTGACCTATCGATTGCATAGTAGCGAAGGCCAAATTTTCTAAATCCGTATTCTGAGTAAGGGTGTAAACCCTAGGGGATTTATTGTTAGCATCCGGTAGAGGGGTCATAGCAACCCATCCCATTCTTGTTTCACTGTTAATCGTGCTAGATTGACCAACACTAGTCGTCTCAATTCATCTTCATTCAGCATCTCGACACTGATAGGATTACCTACATCGGCGATATCAGACTGACTCATACTGTTCGGAGCCTCTGCGTCCAGGGTCTTCACCTTGAGTATCTTGTACACGCGAGGCGACTTCGAGGGCGCGTCTGGAAGCGGCATACCATATCACTTCAATTGCTTAGAACGGGTTTTTGCGATGCGCTCAATGGCTTCTAGGTCTTTAGTTGAGATATACCCAACCATGAACAATTTCTTCGCCTTAGATACAATCTCTGAGAGTCGGCGTCGTCCCGCTGCTTTAGTCATCTTCGGCATCTAATCACGCCTATGCATTGGTAAGGTACTGAGCCTTGAAATTCAAGTTTACTGGAATCGAGCAATCGTTGAAACCTGCTTGGAACTTTGAGGGATCTGTTGCTGAAACAGAACCGACAACATTTCCAAGAGCGTCGACAACAACAGCGCCTGGAGTTTCAATCTTAGCACCATCAACAGAAGTGAAGAAAGCCTTGACTATTCTTTGTCCCTGAACGGTATCTCCAATTGAGTTTGAAGTCTGGAGATCTACAAGTTCGTTAGTTGCTCCACCTGTTGGGGTGACTACTGCAATTCTGGAAACTCCCTGTGCGGTGTAGTAACAAAGTGCGCCTTCTCTGTCCGCACTAGTATTATTCATGCACCTCAATTTATCACCAGCCTGTAGCGTGAAGGGGGCGCAAAGGGCCGGAGTTGGAGAAGAGATACCTTTGATAGCGACCGGAACGATTGCAGCCACTAGACCCTGCCTCAAGATGTATGCATACGCTACTCCGTTGTCGCAGGTTACTAGACCCCTCGTAATTGTTTTGCCCATTCCATAGTCGCCTATGTTCTGTGCGCTAACTGTATAGGTGGTGTCGGTCGTTAGATCGGACTCCGTACCCTCTGCGAGTTCTGCCTTTAGTGGAATGTTTGTTCCATCCGAACAAACTAGAATTCCGTTAACTGTGTTGGTTGCCATAAAATCACAACCTCACTCCAAGAGCTAGGGGCCTGATTAGGGCATTTGCTTTGTTGAATGGTTGTCTCATGACCCTGCGGAAGATCTTCGCACCTGCATTGAGCGTAATTGCGCTAATTGCCATCGGAATCATATTGCTTTGAGCGTTTGCCATCATTTGGTTTGCTGCTAGTCCAGGTTGATTCAGAATATCACCTAGAGATATTTCACTAGTACCAACGACGGCCCTTGAGGTAGCCATAACGGAACTGTCAGTGACGGTCTTGTAACCTAAATCTGTGGCTCCTGTTACTACGCCTACGGGCGAAGTTCCCATAATCCCCTCAGTCAGAATTGACAGATTCAGATATGAGACGGCTGCATTATACAGACTGAATGTTTTCGGTCCTCTTCGGCGTTTTGACTTCTTTCGGCGCGGCGGCATGAGGACAAAACTGGAAAAACTCGCTAATCAACCTTTTCTGACTTGAATTGACCGTTATCTTCTCTTGGTAACACCTGGGCAGGAATAATTTGCTTCTGTTGGTCTGCCCATGCTCCAATCAATTGACTGATGGCGATTTGGATCGGATTAGGGGGTTCAATCCCTTCAAAACCGCCTTGAGTGAACTCATTGACGAGGCTTTGCAGGGCATCAGCTAGGCGTGAATCTAACTCTTCCACAGCAATCTCAATTGAGCGACCTCCTAAGTAGGCGATCACGAGAAGAAGAAGGATGTTAACCCCACCCAGGACGGTCAAAAGCAGCATTTCAGGGGACATACATCCACCCACCACCCGCCTACGGCCCATGAACCTACCGGGGAAGGGGGGATTTTCCCCCCCTGACCCGGCATCTTGATAGACTGTGGCTAGCAGAGGACTCGAACAGGTATATCGTGGCTGTAATAGTGAAAGTGATTAAAAGTAATTGAAAGTGAAGGAGTTGTAATACATTCTTCAGGTAATATTATATTCAGTGACCCCTTCCGGTATATTATGGAAGGAATTGACTCCTACTCAAGGAAACAAATTAAAAAAATTCTTGATGAAATAATTAATCTAGAACGCCGAGTAATTACTCTGGAGTGTATCATTGAAACTCTCCATGCGCCAAGGAATCAACCGGACCCCGATTGTGCGGTTGATCCGACCGGGGAATGGTATTAATGCAAAAAATTGTAATGGATTGTCAAAGTTCTAACTGTGACTGTGTTTTGTTGATTGAATATGAAGGGCCTAGAGAGAATGATATGGAAATGTTCATTCAAGAGATATCAGAAGCAATGAGCTGTCCTGAATGTAAAGGGTCTGATTTTATGATAGGGTGGAAAACTGATGACTGAAGAAGCATGCGATCATAAAAAGGTTTCAAGGGGGACCAAGTGTTTTAGCGCTCAATCTGCGACTGGTTATCCCGGTAGTTATCCTG